GGCGCTTGTCGTGGTATACAAAGAAATGCTGAGAGAAGAATTGAAGAACATGAAAAAGCATATGCACCAAAACCATTAAAAAGAGGCACAGGTTTAAGTGGTGTAAGAGGGCGAGGTTTAAATGCCTAATTTTGATTACGACCAATTTATGAAAACAGATATAGTAAACTATGACGACCTAGATAGCGCTGTTAGACAAGTAATCACAGACGCTTTTACGAAAATGGAGAATGCTATTGACCATTTTAATGAGAAAAACCAAGATGATATAGAAGTAGATACTGTTGATTTATCTAGTAAATTTGACAGTATATATGACTATGTTGACGATTATATAGATTAGGCTTGACATTTATATCAAAATATGATAGGATACAGACAATGGCATTAATTTATACACATAACAGTTCACCAAGACGCTTCAAGCGTGTTGTAAAAAACAAGAAATATTATGAAGCGCTTGCTGAGAGAGACAAGTTATTGAGACGATTAGGTATTGACCCCAACAGAAAGATATCAAAATACAGACCAGAGAAAATGAAAATACATACTGCCCCTGTGGCTCAATTGGTAGAGCAGACGATTTGTAATCGTCAGGTTGCAAGTTCAAGTCCTGCTGGGGGCACCAAACCTGTTTCTAATTGGCGATTAGAAGAAAGCAAAAAGTTTACTGTAGCACCTGCTTATAATAAAGGTGCATATCAAGTAATAACAAAAGAAAACATAAAGGATATAGGCAAATGATTAGAATATTAACAATAGTATCTCTTATTGCATGGGGTGTATTTTTTTATACAAGTGCAAAAGCAAATGAATATACAGAAGCAGTTGTTGGTCATGTTATACAAAACCATGATAAGATTGACCATAGTGCTTTGTTACAAGCAGAGTTAACAAAACTAGCACATAGAAATAGTATTGAATTAATAAACATTTTACAAGATTATCTCCCTGCTATACTTGATGGTGTAGCGGCGGATTTAAGACAAAAATCAGACTTGGAGTATAAGTGCTCACTTCAACCTGATAATTATAAAAACAACGAGTGCAAATAGAGGATAGATTATGGCGAAAATGAATAAACAAGCAATGATGGAAAATATGTTAACCATGCCGGATATTATGAAAGAGTTTCATACTTATAAAACTGGCAAACAAAAGGCAAAATATTTAAGAGAAATGGGTACATTAAATTTACCACATGCTGTTAATTGGGAAAATTTAGCACAATGTTGGGAAGGCACGAAAAAGTGGCCAGCAAAGAAAACTATGGATGAAGATGATACTATACTAAAAGATTATCTGGATCCTGTAGGTGAAACAAATACAGAAAAATCATTAACCATGCAGGAATTGGATGCGCTACTTTAGTATACCATTATTATTTCTGACAATTGGGTGTGGTTCTATGAGTGATAGAACAATACATGCTACTGCTTTTGTTGACCATTTGAACAATATGCCATCAGGTAAATCTAGTTATTTACTATGGCATAATCCAAATACAGGTAACAAAGGCGATATCAAAGTTACGAGAAGTTATCTAGTAAAAGGTATCAAATGTGCCGACTATACAAGTACAGTTGATATACAAGATAGCTGGCCTTTGAATGGTATAGGTTCTTTAGATAGAAGTACGGAACATGGTACAGCATGTCAATTACCAGACGGTAGATGGAAGATTATAGAGAGGGTATTATGAAACAACCAGGTCCAGGTGTAGCATTGTTATTAACTATAACATTGATACTTGCAATTCTTATGTTTAGTTATAAAGCAGAAGGTAAAGAAAATCTACATTGTGTTATAGAAGTTATCTATGATGAAAGTTTAGAAAACGAAGTAAGTAGAAGAATGATATGTAGAGACGGAGAAATTCCAGGTCAACCTGGGTATTGGCAGTTATTTGCTGCCTTTTATTATAATGGTGTTAGTGTGCCTGAATACTGCCGTTATGTTAAAGGAGATAATCTTTTTAGAATACCTAACAAGATATGTCTAAACGAAGATGGCACATGGAGGGACGAATGATTAAAATAATTTTTGGTATGATAATAGGTGGGTTTATCGTTTATCATAATCCAGACATAGGGATTGATATAGTCAATTTCTTTATTAACTTTTTAAAGGAGGTATTACAATGAAAAATATAATGCTTATAATACTAATCTCCTTCTTAACTATTAGCTGTGCTAAGACAGTTAAAATTGAACACGAAGGAGAAACCAAATCAGGTATGCTTGAAGAAGTACCAAAATGGTTTGTTGAGAAAGAAGGCAATAAAGGTCTTCTAAACAAAAAGGATAAGTTCTACCTATACGGTGTAGGTGTTGCAACAAGTCCTGATTTACAGTTAGCAATGGACAAAGCAACCATGATTGCAAAAGCAGATTTAGCTGATGTATTGCATGGCGAAATGAACAAGAATGCTAATGTGTTTATACAAGAAATAGGACAGGACGGTAATACTGTTGTTTCATCAGAAGCACAATCTACGATTGTTAACATGATTAAACAGACCAAAGTTCAAGGTTGGGAACAATGGAAGATAGCAATATCTATTACATCTAACAATCACTATAGAGTGTATATGGGACTTCAATTACCACTTGGCGAATACAACAAGTTAGAAGAATTAATCCGTGCTGAAGCAAAGAAACAAATTATAAATAGTGATATAGCAAAGAACAATGCTAAAACCGCTATAGATGAATTGACGGCGGTAGCAACGGAGTAAACAATGTATAAAGTATTCACTAAACCTAATTGTGTATTTTGTGATAGAGCAAAAGCATTATTAGATAAACTAGATATCTCATATGAGACCTACGGTTTAGGTGAACATTATGAAGGTGGTGACGGTAAATATTCTGTCACCATAGACCAAATGTTTGAAATGATAGGTAAACAAGTTAGGTCAATGCCACAAATAATGATAGATGATAAACTGATAGGTGGTTATACAGATTTAAGAGAATATCTAATAAATCAAGGAAAGATTAACTTTTCTGGAGAAATCGTTGAAACCAAAGAAAAATAGATTGGTGTACCAACCCAGGACGGACAAAACCAAAGCGAGTGTAGTGTTATGACAGCGAAAATATACGCTTTTCCAAGCGGAAAACAGATACCAGCTCTGACTAAAGAGCAAAGAGAACCTGTTAAAAAAAGAATAGCAGACCAGCAGACTAAAAAATATGCTGACGCTGTAGCAGACGATATTATGATACAAATGATTGGCACATTACAACATGAAGGTATGAATATAGGTAAAATTGATAAAGATGGACAAAAAACATTTTTAGATGTAGGTATATTCATGGAAGCATTTAGAGGTTTAATCTATAGAGAATTAGATTTAAAGCACCCTTTTCATTATGTTACTGATAAGATGATGTATGTAGAACAACAAAAAGATAAAAAGTATTCTGTAATAGACTATTCAGGTAAAGAGATAGTTGAAAAACAAGAAGACATGGAAATTCAATTTGAAGGTGAGGAAATAGATAATGATATTGATAGATTACAGCCAGATAGCGATAAGTAATATCGCTGTACAATTGGCAATGAGTAAGGACAAAAATGTCCTATCTCCATCAATGGTACGCCATATGGTACTTAACTCTATAAGAGGATTTGTACATAGGTTTAAAAACGATTATCCAGGCGAAGTAGTATTATGTATTGATGGTCCTGCACCATGGCGTAGAGATATCTTTGAACACTACAAAGCAAAGCGTAGAGAAGGTAGAGACGAAAGCGCCACAGATTGGGAAACTGTATTTGGTCTTATTCATACAATCAAAGAAGAAATAAAAGATAATTTTCCATACAAAGTAGTTCAATTAGATAATGTTGAAGCAGACGATATTATTGCTGTGGTATGTAAGAAAGAACATAAACAAAAAATTCTTATCATATCAG